GCTGAAGGGACTCTTGTTGGTCAGGTCGTGAATTATTATTTCGGTTCTGCCAAGAATTAGTATATTTGGGTTCTGTTTTGTCGTGGGCTTGTTACCCCGTCGTTTGTTTGGAGAGGGAGGTCGAAAGCGGCTTCCCTCTTTTTTTTGCACAAAAGCGAAATAAAATTTTGTAGAACGAAAGTTCTTTTGTAGTATTGCCCTATGAACGACAAACAAACAGAACTCAAGCAAGCGTGGCTCACCTTGCATGACCTCCGACAGGAGCAACCCACAACCCATCGTCTAACACGAACCGCGCTGCAAATGGCGATGGATATCGTACAAGAAAACATTCAGCTATGAACCACAGCCAAGAAGAGATTTGGGTCACGGGAAAACTCGGGACCAAAGAAACGACAGGATATCGGACAAGTATTTGGACCCCTGTAGATGAAGATGATTTGAACGACAATCGACAGAAGTATATTGATGCGGGATGGAAGTCGTATTGTTGGACGAAAGGCTCCGCAGGATATGACAAGTACTTCCTCAGCAAACTCCCGAAGGAAGAGTTCAAACATCTGCTCATGGTGGAAAACGACTACGGCTATCACACAATGTTTTGGAACATAGATGAAGACTAAACCCTATGAACATGAATGAGATAAAAGAAGACGTTCTAAAATACTGGACATGGGCGCAAAAGGAATTCGAGGGAGAGGATATCGACCGCCTCATCTTCGAAGTTGAATCAGCAGTTACAAACCTAAACAGACACATAAACAATGAATTCACACGAAAAGCAATGGGTAAAACCGATATGCGTTCGAAGTAGCGTTAACGTAAACCCCGCGAAGGATTTCAACGACTTCGCAGCAAACCTCCGAGATGAAGACGCGGAATTCGACCGCCTCATCTCTCAACTCAAAGAATCCATCCGCAGAGCGCGGACGAAATAAATCCCTAAAACCAAAGAAAATGGGACAATCTAAAATCAAGACCATTCAACCGAATGGCACCTATGACAGCCAAAACGGCTTGATGTACAAGTTCGAAATCCAACTCGAATCCGGAGACGGCGGAGAGGTATCTGCAAAGAGCCAAGACCGTTGGAGCGTTGGAGACGAAGTAGAGTTCGAAGTCACCCCGTCGAAGTGGGGCGATAAGATGCGACTATCGAAGCCAGGGTTTACCCCGAATCAATCGAAGGCAAACAACCCGGACATTCAAAAGAGGATCGACGCAAGTTGGGCAATCGGTCACGCTATCGCCCAAGAGAGCGACCCTGAGAAGATTCTTGAAGCGGCTGAGTTCCTCTTGTCTATCCGTTCAACCCTTATCTCGAAGCTATGATCTGGACAAAGGCAGAAGACAAGAGGCTCGTTGAACTTGTAAACCAACACATAACAAAGGACAGCAAGCGCCCCGTTCAATGGAAAGAAATCAAGCCAATGGAGAACCACACGGTCGCAGCGATGCAGACGCGATTCTCAAAACATATCCTTCCGTACTACGACTTCACCGGCAACCGTTACACGCCAAAGAAGAAAGCAATAAAGAAGGTATCAACAAAGCGAATCAAAGTCTCACGCTCGTTCCTTTGGGGAGCGGTAAAGGTTACGCGGTATGAATAATATCAAACTCTTCTTGATCCGGAACTACGGCTCGACTTCAACCGCTGCAATGGTTCTGGATGTCACACCGAACACCGTTCGCAATTGGTGCGGGCGGATGCCGCGCAATATCCTCAAGCACCTTCCGGAGATATCCGAAACGTGCGGAGCGACATACGCGGAGATCGTCGAAGAGGTTCTCTTGTGTGAAAGGGAGGGGATGGAATGACCCTTAAATTTTACGCTGTAACTTTGACGAAATGAGCGGAATATGGATACCCCAAGAGATTTGGTTGTTGGATGACCTCTCTCCCATGCAAAGAATTCTCCTCTCTAAAATTCACGCGCTCAGTCACAAAGACGGATCGTGTTGGGCGGGAGATGACTTCCTCGCTGAGTCTCTTGGGGTCTCTTCTCAGTATATCCGAAAGATGCGCAAAGACCTTTGCGAGACGGAACACATCAAATGCGAAGGGTACGGTCACCGGAGAAAGATGACTGTTCTTGTAGAAGCAACAATCGGAACAAGCAACGATAGGAACAAGCAACAATCGTTGCAAGAAGAAGCAACTATCGTTGCAAAAGTTGCAACAACTGTTGCAAAAGAAGCAACTACAGTTGCGCAGAGTAAAGAGAAGAGTATAGATAAGAGTAAAGAGTTAGTAAAGAGAGTACGTTTCAAGCAACCAAGCTTGGAAGAAGCGATGGAATCGTTCGAACTTGCGGGATCATCTCGCGACGAAGGCGAGAAGTTTTGGAATTACTACGAATCAAACGGATGGAAAGCCGGCAGAAACAAAATGAAGAATTGGAATGCTGCCGCGCGGAATTGGATAAAACGATCAAATGAATTTACAACGAACAAAACAGGAGCTGCAAAGCAACCAAGCAAAAACCAGCTTGAAGACTATCTCAAGCACGGGACTATTTAAACAAACGAACGAGCAAGCGTGGCAAGGAACAAACATTCAAACCGCCTTGAGGCACCATCCCGAAGAGACACGGGCGGCTGTCGTGACGCTAATCAATAAGACCGTCCAATTTATAGACGCAAAGAAGACCCTTCACTCATTCGAGGATATGGCACTTTGCGCAGAAACTATCTTCGACGTGTTCCCGGTTTTGAAACTGGAGGAACTTCGCTTAATTTGCGAGAGGATGAAACAAGGATATTACGGTAACTTCTTTGAGCGTTTGAAGATACAGGAGTTCCGCGACTGCATCATCAAGCACGAAGAAGAACGAGCCTCTATTCTTGAGCAACAGCATAAGACCGTAACACGAGGAGCGCAAGACCCAACGAACGTACCTGAATACGATCCGGAACAAGCTCGCCTCCAATGGCGAATGAAGAACAACCCCTATCTCATACCGGGAAAGAATGACAGTAGCGAAAGCAAAGGCGAAGCTTGACAAGATATTCTCTCAGTTTATCCGGCTGCGTGCAGTCAACGATGAAGGGTGGGGGGAGTGCTTTACTTGCGGTCGCTTACGCCATTACAAAAGCGCGGACGCAGGTCATTTCATGGTACGGCAAAAGATGCCCACTCGATTCGATGAACTCAACGTTCAGTTTCAGTGTAAAGCTTGCAACGGATTCGAAGGGGGCGCACAATACGAATTCGCCAAACGTCTCGACCAACTACACGGAGAAGGGACAGCGGATCGCCTTGTTCGTTTGAGCAACGAAACGAAGCGATTCAGCGTTCACGAATTGGAAGACCTTTGCAAAATATACAAGAAGAAAGTCGATGAACTCAGGAAGTCGAAAGGGTTGGAATAGCTTCTTAACGAAGCACTATTCAAAACTTGTTCGCATCGCACGACGATGGACGGACAGCCCTTCCGACCTTGTACATCACACTTATCTTCGATGCATTGACAAACGCTTTCCCGATGGGGAAAATGACAACCCCCTTGGTTACTTTGTCAAAGCCATGTACACCGAAGCCACACGAGGAAAATTTAAAGACTTATATCACGTCACCGATGCTGACCCGAAAGAACAAACCTTCGAAAACGACTGGACAAAAGCCATCCAACGCGAACAAATGCAACTCATCCTCGACCGCCTCTCCTGGTTCGATCGAACAATCTTCTCTCTATACTTGCAAGGGTGGAACATGGCTGACGTATCTCGACGGTCTGGCGTTGGAGAATCGACCCTTTATCGCTCACTACACATCACCCGAAAAATCCTGAAAGATGTTCTTCGTAACGGCACAAAAGAGGACTGACCGACTTAATATCTGCAAAGGCTGCGAACACTTCGTTGAATCGACCAAGAGTTGCGGTCCCCTCGTGACAGAAGCCTTCACGGACTCGGAGTTGTGCGGCTGTCATATGCCCACGAAGACACGTCTCAAGGTTGCCTCTTGTCCTCTCGGTAAGTGGGAAGCAGAAATCAAACAAGCAGACATCGACGCGATAAAGACCTTTCTCAAGACAGAGAACCAATTTAGAACAAACGGACAACTCGCGAAGCTCTATTCGAAGGTTACAGGAACGAACACCCAAGCAAGTCAATGCAGTTCGTGCAACCGTCGGATGCTCGCGGAATTACAAAAACTCATAGACGAAACAGAATGAAAACAGTAACAAGCGTCTCAGGCGGTCAGTCTTCCGCATACATAGCAGCAAATTACCCGGCAGATTACTTGGTGTTCGCCTTAGTGTGCATTGAAGATCGTAAATGCACGCCAAAGGATGCAAAACTAGTGCAGGCGGTAAGCGATCGCATTGGTAAAGAGTTTATAGCCACGGCAGAAGATGATACGATTTTACACACAATGTTTGACCTAGAACAATATCTTGGCAAGCGAATCGACTGGGTAAGTGGAGAAACCTTTGATTACGTAACCGAAAAAAATGGTGGATGGCTACCGAACAAACTACACAGATATTGCACGGTGGAGATGAAACTGAGACCAATGCACCGATGGTGGAAGGATAAGATCGGAGATCCCGTAAATATGCAAATTGGATTCAGAGCAGGAGAAGAAAGACGAGCGGTAAGAATGATGGAGCGTTGCAATGAAGACGGTCTTCTTGAATTTAAGGACGTTATTGGGAAACACTCAAACGGAAATAACAAGTGGGCAACAATGGCTTGGCAGAAGCCAAGCTTTCCAATGATCGAAGACGCGATCCACAGAGATAAAGTAGTCGAGTTCTGGAAAGAAAAACCTGTACGATTTGCGGAACGTAATAACTGCGTTGGTTGTTTTCATAGAAATCCCTTGTTACTACGCACAATGTTCAACAAATATCCCGAAAAAATGGAATGGTTTTCAAGCCGTGAGCGACTAGAGAGAAAAGGGCAATGGCGTTCGGACATGAAATATGACGACATAAAGAAACACAAGCTTCAACACGAGTTGTCTTTCGATGACTTCAGCGAATGCGACAGCGGGCACTGCGGACTATAAACAAACAACGATGAGCTACACCACAACAGAACGAGAGATCATAGCGGAGAACATCCGCCAATTCCTTAAACAAGACCAGAAAGAGAAGTTCGAACACCAGCACTTCGGAGGCGATCCCTTCCTCGTGAAGCGTGTTCTTCCCATTACACAATACGACAAAGAGACCCTGGAGAATATCGCACGGGATGTCGAGGGTCGTATATTGCACCCATGAGAAACGCAAGAAAAGCCCTCCTCCATGCGAAGAACTTCCTTCTCATCACGGAGAACGATAAAGCAATTCGACTCCATGCCGGGGACGATCCCGCAACTTTACTCCTCACCTTAGCCGTACACAACGATGAATTCAGATACACCCTTGAAGCCGTTATTGAGCAAGCCAATGAAACTCTCGGAGATAACTCCGAACGCCAAGAACCCCCGACTGATTAAAGAAGAGCGGTTCAAAAAGTTGGTTACTAGCTTGGAGAACCTTCCAGACTTCACCGCGATTCGGTCGATTATATTAGACGAGGACAAGAATATCATCGGGGGAAATATGCGCTACCGCGCGATGAAGCACCTTGGATGGAAGACGGCTATCGTTCAAGTCTACGACCGTGAATATCACGCGGAAACAAAAGCGGCTCTTGAGCTGGGTAAATCATACGAAGATGTTTGTCGGGAGATGGTCATCCGTGACAACGTAGCCTTTGGAGAACATGACTTCGACATACTCGCGAACGAATACGATCCACTTGAACTTGATGAATGGGGTCTCGATGTATGGCAACCCCAAATTGATGCCGACTCATTGGGCGAAGAGTTTAGTCTCGCGGACGGAGATAAACCTCCGTTTCAATCTCTTACGTTTACTTTAGCCGATGAGCAAGCGGAGTTCATTAAAAACGCGCTCGCGGACGCAAAAGGACTTGAGGAGTTGAAATACATTGAAACGATGGGCAACGATAACAGTAATGGCAACGCCCTCTATTTTTTAGTATCACAATGGGTAGAGCAAAGGATATAATTGTTAAAGTCATTCCGTCTAAATTGGCGAATGAATTTGTAAAGCGACATCATTACTCCGGTAAGGTAGTAAACAACAGCGTGCTTCACTTTGGCGCATTCTTGGACGGAAAATTGGGCGGAGTCATGCAATACGGAAACCCGATTGATAAAAGAAAAGTTTTACCACTGGTCAAAACAACAAACCAAACCATCAACCAAAAATGGAACGAGATGTTGGAATTGAACCGAATGGCTTTTGCTCCAATACTTCCGAAATATTCGGAATCGCGATGTATTGCCGTTAGTATTCGAATGATCCGAAAAAACGCTCCGCACGTTAAATGGTTGCTATCATTTGCAGACGGCACGCAATGCGGTGACGGAACAATTTACAGAGCCTCGGGTTTTAAACTGACGCAAATAGGAAAAAACACACAAATGGTTCGACTTCCGTCTATTGAAGTGATGGCTAACCACGGCACAAGTAAAAAACTGCAAAAATACGCGAATTCTGTGGTGGCTAATAAAACGCTCGACAATCCCAACTTTAAAAATGAAGGCATGAGTGCGGGCAAATTTAAAAAAATGGGTGTTAAACCATTGCCTGGTTATCAGTTACGTTATATTTACATCATTGACAAGAAAGCTGAATTAAATTGTCCGAACATTCCGTTCTCCAAGATTCAAGACGTTGGGGCAGGTATGTATAAAGGAGAGAAAACAGGCGGTTAAAGCATTGTGGCGATGCGCTTGACATCCAGTCAAGAGAGGGAGGTTCGATTCCTACCTTACCGCTCAAATTCTTACCAATGGAAGCGTTAAAAACGAACAAAACGAACACCAAAAAAGAGGCGATGCTAGAGGCTCTCGAAAAGTCGCTTGGTATCGTTTCCACTGCGTGCAAGATGGTCGACCTCGGGAGAACGACTCACTACGAATGGATGAAGAATGACCCCGACTACAAGAAAGCGGTCGACTCTATCCAAGACGGAGTTCTTGACTTCGCAGAATCGCACCTTTACAAGCTGGTGAAGGAAGGCAACCCCGCAGCGACAATCTTCTTCCTCAAGACCAAAGGCAAGAAGCGCGGATATATCGAACGGCAAGAGATAGAGGTTCAAGAGAAGAAACCGCTCTCATGGTTGGGTGACTAAATTTATTTGGTATATTTGACAAAACAAACGAACATGAATCTTCATCTTTACAGCGTACCGGGTTTATTGGGCTTACTCCGAAGTAGCAAGGCAGACACAAAGAAAATTATTGAGGAGGAGATACAGAAGAGGGAAAAACAAAACGGTATAAAGTACCCTCGTCCTTGGTGAAACTCCCTGCGACATATTACCACGTCAAAGAATGCAAGTCGAAGATTCAAGTCCACCAGGGCGGGACACGATCCGGAAAGACGTACTCCATCCTCACGGCACTCATTGAGCTATGTCATAAGAACTCGGGT